GCCGTTAGAAACTCATCCCGTTGTTTACTGGCCGTTTCCCGCTTCGCTTTAATGGCCTCTGCATACAACGGGTCATATGTTTCCAAAAGCTTCAAATAATAGCGTGGTGGGGGCGCTTTATGCCCGCGTAATACAACTCTGTCCGCTGGAAATACTGTTTTACCATGTTCATGAAACCAATTAGCCCCTATACCGGGGCATCTAGACATCCTTACAAACTCGGGTTCAATACCCTCGTCTTCATAATATCCGGAATTTTTTCCGAGGTGTTTTTTCATGACATATCGTGCCACGTAAGACGCACTCTCGAAAGTAACATCACCAATACGAACGTCGCCATGCTGCCAAATAGAATCAAGAAAATCAGAACGGTATACGCGATTACCATTTTTAATCGAGTAGAGCTTGGCGTCCTCCGGATAAAATCCAAATAGACAGGCGTGATAATGAGGGCGATTCCGTTTATCACCGTATTCGCCACAAGCAAAATACCTGATAGATTCTCCATCCAACTCCTTTCTGAGACGCTTCCAGAACAGTTCCAAATCACGTGGGACTAGTGTAGCACGCGAGTTACCCCATGTTAGAGCATCTTCGCGATACGTAAGAGTAAGAAACGAATTATCCTCATGCAGAGACGCTTCGTGGGTGATGCGTACTGCCCATTGACGAGCGTACTCAAGACGACATCCAATGCATCTTCCACAGTTAACGGTTTGTCCAATTCCTCGTGTTGCATACTTGGGACCTTTCTTTAGTCTTATAGGATGATAGCATGTCATTTTGACCTCAAAATGAAATGGCCCGCCGATTGGCGGGCCAGATGGAACCGTGAACCAGGAAATATGGTTAGAACCGGGTTCCGGTCCTGTAGGCGCCTCGGGAATAGTTCCTTCCCTTTACCCGAGCGCCACGACGGAAATTTCGCCGGCTTGCTTTCCGGCTCATACGCTTGCGACCTCTCATTAGCATCACCTCCTTTCATTGGGAATATACTCATTTGTCGTACATGTAGTTGTAGTAATCGGCGCGGGAACCTCCTTGCGGCCGATTGTTGAATTTGAGACGCCAGTCATCCATTGACTTTCTGGCGGAATGGATCACATCCGCGCCCATTTGCCATGCCTGGCCTATTACGCGTTTTTTGCCCAGGTCAAGCCTGGCCGCTTCCGCGGCCGAATGGGCCTGGTCGTAAGTATCGATGAGGGACTGCTTATAAGCGCCGAGTACTCCCTTATCGGTATCGATATCCGATTTATGGAGTTGATTGATTTTTAACGCGGAGTCTGCTTCCGCGTTACGGAGATTGAACCAATATGATTGGTCATTGAGTTTAGCCGCCGTTTTAGCACTGGAGGCTTCCGCCAATGTTTTTTCCGTCTGCGCATCCATAAGCGCATTTGTTCGTGTTGTTTGGGCGGCGGTCAGAGCGGAATTAACCGCTCCGCCGCCATCTACTTGTGGCGGAGATAAGGCGGGCATAGGGGCACCTTTGCCCCCTGCGGAAAGAATGGGATTGAGTCCAGCGGCTTTAAGGTCTTTGACCTCGCGCTGATGAGCAGTTCTCGATAAGAGAAGCTGCTTGTTGTTGGTTTGTGATTGCTGATAAGCGTTCCAGCCTGAAGAGGCTAAGGACGCGCCGCCGGCAATCGCGGCAGCTATTACAGCGGGTGCTACCATGTTAGAACCTCAAGAGACCGGGGTTTGAAAATACCGGGAGAGGCCGTGCGTGTTTGTTTCGGAAGAAGCAATCGACTACGAGATGAGAATGCTCTCCGCGTTCTTCCGAATTGTCGATCGCAACGATGCGCTCGATGGGTGCGCTTGCCTTGATAAATGTTGAATTGAGAGAAGGGAGACCCGTCCCGGCTTCGCCTATGAAATCGAAGGCGAGATGCCAGAAGTCGAGAGAATATTGGTATTGGGAACGTAACGCGCCGGTTACCATCGTCGGGAAATACCGATATTCGGCCCAGCGTTCCTGGTAACCGAATACCTCGTTGTTGTCCATATTGGATGCGTTGTAGCAGATTTCGCCCACCTTAACGGGCTGTTCGCCGAGATGCGCGAGGTCCGGGAGATAGAATTCCCATCGGGTTTTCCGGCTCCACATACGCCGGATATTTTCCTGATAGGTTTGGTCTGCCCGGAAATTGACGAGGCACATCACGTAGCCGTGTTCTACGAATGACTTCGAGAAGCGACTATGAGAAGACATTTGACCGTATGCGGCCAGATTTGCCTGAGGAGAAGTCGTTTCCGACTTAGAAGTTTGCGGCACCTGATATACGCCCATGGGATCGCTCGATCCGCCGAGGTATTCAGGACGCTGTAGACGATAGTCTTCCGCAGAAACGCGCCAATGGGAAACTAGGTGTTCCGTGTAACGCGTTCCGCCGCGAGCGTCTCTTTCGAGTACTTGTTGCATAGCAACCGCGAGACGGATATTGTTGATGCTTGCGGACGTTGCCGCGGATAAATCCGCGTACATGTGAGATTTAGTCGGGTCCTGCGAGAGACCGAAGACGTGGTCTTGAGAAGGAAATGCCCAACCGCCCGAAGGCGTAGTGCCCACAGGCGTGTTTACGGGAGCACCGCTCCGTAACTGTACGAGTGATTGAGTACCCGTATCGTCCGTGTACGTAGGTACCATATTGCCTTCTGGTCCGCCATCGAATCCGATGCCGTATCCGTCGCCGATAACGGGCGCGGAAGACCCGAGAGGCATGAGTACAGCGGCCCCTTTTTGGGGCCACGGGAGCATTGTGGTAGCGTAGTCCGGACGCTTATTGCGCTTTTGCAATTCATATTGCGTCGGATCATCGGGTCCATCATCCAAGGGAATAGTGAGTTCGTCCTGTAGATTTTGGTCCCTGTACCACTCGTTGAAAATGAGGTAGTAAGCGCGGAATGGCAATGCGCTTACGCCATAGTTGTCCGTATTGATGGCCTGGCCTACGGGCAGACCGAAGTAATCACCGAGACCAAACGGATTGAATTCGACCTCTGCGGGGTCGATATCCGTTATCTGGGGGATTTCATAATCGGTTTCCGCTCCGCGACCCGAATAGCCGGACATGAAGGGTTCCCAGTGTTCCCAGAGGAGACGGCAGGGAACGAACCACCAATGCATATCCAGAAACATGTTGTCCATGACCGGAGTAAGCAAGGTGGTTAAGCGCGCAACAATGTGCGCGTCGAGGTTGACCGTATCACCCGGAAGGATTTCATCCACATAGAGGGGATAGAGCCAATCTTCCTCGATAGTCGTTTTATGGGTCGTTGTCCGGTTGAATACGCTCCGTTGGAGCGCCGGTGCCGACACCTTGGAAAATGAGAAATTTGAACTTGACGGATTTTTCATAGTTACCCCTCGAGACCGGGAACTACCCGGTTAGTTAAAATGTAAGAAGGCCCGACGGATTCCGCCGAGCCTTTGTTTTGACTGACTTGGTGTCAGTCAGCACCATTACATCGAGAGGGGAATGGTGCTATTCGGCCTAATCGGCCTTTTTTGCCCCCTTTTGTCTGCGGAACTCGTCCGCAATTTTTTTCGCATTGCGGGGGGGCAAGCCCTGGACGCCATCGTCCAGGGCATCTTCGGATTCGGGCGTTTCTCCGCCCTCTCCGGGGCCATCCTGGCCCATGAACTTGAACTTCTCTTGTTGGGGGAGCTTCTCGTCGATAAGGCCTAATTTGATGGCCTCTGCCCGATTCTCGGGGTTTTCGACGAACCTTAGGAGTTGATAGGGGTCGCCGCCGAAACGGGCGCGAACCCTGGCCGGGAGACCGCCGAACATCGCCTCCTTGTCCGCAATGAAATTGCGCATGGCGATGTAGTCATGGGAAGATACGTCCTCATAGCGCCCTCCTTGACGCTGGGGCATGAGCCCGGTACGGACGAAAGAGCGAACGATGTTATTCACGTCCAAGCCTTCCGCCTGGGAACTGTCCACGAGACGTTCGCCTCCGACAGGATGGGATACGCGCTTACGCTTATTACCGAGCAGCATTGGACTTCTCCTTGGGGATACGCATTGCGCCCGCTTCCTGAGCGATCTTGTGAATTTCGAGCATGGAGCACACGAACTCCATGTCGGGAAAAACGGTAAGCTGGCCGCGAGTCTCGTCCCACTCGCCGACGGCCCAGACCTCATAGTCCGCGGGATAGAGACCCGCGAGAGCTTCGGGATCGCGGAGGATGTTAGTGGCGTAGTGACGCCGCATATCCTGAGGAGCACGGAAGAATTGAGGAATCCCGTAATTGGGATTCTTGAGGTCTTTGATTACGAACATTGTTAGCATACAGCATCTCCAGCCTCGCATGTTATAGAGCACGTTGTAGAGGCATAGCACGTGCTCCGGTACACGATGAATAAATTCATCGTGTTTTTTATGATAGTAATTATTCCAGCTCCCGCGGTATATCTTTTACGCGAGATTTTTTAATCCGCTCCTTTACCCGTAACCTTTTGGTATCTAAGAACACGTCCCGCTCCTTACTCGCCGTTTCTCGCTTCGCTTTTATGGCTTCGGCATATAGCGGGTCGTTTTGTTCCAATAGATTCAGATAGTATCGGGGTGGCGGAGCTTTAAATCCTCGCGTTATTACGCGGTCTGCTGGAAATACATCTTTGTGGTATTTGTTGAACCAGTTCGCCCCAATACCGGGGCGTCGTGACATACGCACGAATTCGGGCTCTATGCCCTCTTTTTCATAGTACTCCGATTGTTTGCCGGTTTGTTTTTTCATGAT